TGAACTAGACCAGCCTCACCGCGCAGTGGGGGAGAAACAAGTTCACCGCAACCGTTACCCATTGAACGGACAGAAGCATCTGGTACAAGTTTCCAGTGGCGGCGAGTATTGTGATTGTACGACTCGCTTACAGCGTTGATACCAGCAGCGCGTAACGCAGCCTCAGCATCAGAGCGACTGATTCCACTGAACTCTATCTCTACACCGAATCGGCGACCTTGAACAGATGATGTACCACCATTCATTCTGAGGATTCCTGAACGTACAGCGTTGCGAGCAGATGAAGCAGTTGAGTAACCCAACGCATCTGCAATCGCTTGGTAGGTGTTGCCTTGCTCGTACATTTCTACAGCACTACGAAGACGGGCTTCAGTAATATCTGCTCTGACTCTCATTCTTGTCATTTTGCGTTTTCCGTTTCTAACTATGTGGTCTGGGTCTTTCCCATTGGCTCAATTCTACCGAACTGGGGTTAGGTGTCTAGCCGTGATGCTCACCATTTTGGGCGTGGCTCGTCAACGGGTACTCCGTGACCTGCCCGTTTACCGTGTGACCTAGATAACATTCTGACCGATAGGGCGTTTGTACCAAATGTCCGAAACAACAAAGGTTACTGGCTGGTATTCGATAGCCGTTCAGAACGGCTGGTATCTCTCTCTGATTGAAGACCAGCAAAACTTTTACCAGACATACGCTTTTTGAAATGCGGAATGTTATTAGCAGGAATACCAATACGTACAGCAGGAAGCAAAACAGCCTGCAAGTCATTGTCACTCTGGTCAACGTAACCTTCTTCAGTCATTGACACCATTGACAGAAATACGTCAGCGTGACGGTCACTATCTTTATCAACGAGCGAATCTTGACGACCACCCATTGAATACAACCAACGGAAGTTGTCAGGCGCTACACCATCAACCATACGGCGGAAACGGGACACTTCTTTCGTGTACGCATAGAACAACACATCAGGTACAGCGCGAGCAATATCAAGCCAAGCGTCAGTATATTCATCACTAAAAAAATCACCGCTGTCGTGCACCCGAACGGCTTTACCACCAGACAACAACCATTGACGCACCCAGTCATCTACGTCATCTAACGACACTCGTAACACTTCTTTTGGTACACCAGTCGGACGGAATCTACGAGACGCTAGTTCAGTCACCATAGCGGTCTTCCAACCATCAAGGTCATCAAGCACAAAATGTAAATTGAGCAGATGTTTACGCCTTACGGCTGGAAACAAATACGTACCATTACGTGCATAGCAAACTTGAGCACAAGCACCTGCCTCTGGACAGACATTGAAGTTACGACCATCTAGTAATTTGACTGCAAACGCAGGTAACGTCCAATTGGAAATACCATCAGCACGTAGTTCACTATTACTTGTCAACAACTTGGCTGGTCTTGGAATCACTCTCTTACTCCTTTGAGTCTAGTGTCTAACAAATCTTTCAAACGAGTATTAGCCTGTATTCCTACACCTACATAGGTAAAACCAGCAGCAATAGCAGCGTTAGCGTCTAATATATTGCGAGCATCTACAATTTTTCTTGAAGCCATTACTGCTCCTACTTGATGAAGGTCATACCCTACAAACTCAGACCATTCTGTGAGAATGACTAAACCTTCAGCACCCTTACAAGCCTCAATAGGGTCTTTGACTGTATCCCACGGCAAATCTTTTGCATTGGCTACTGGGTCATAAGCAACAACTTCAGCACCCTGCGAAATCATCTCTGTAATTACAGCAAACGCTGGACTTTCTCTCATATCTGAAGTATCTGCCTTAAAAGAAAGACCCCAAACAGCAATCTTCTTCCCTGCTAAATCTCCTACAATCCACTCTAAACGATTAACAATTTTCTTTGGTTGTTCATCATTTGACTTTACAGCAGCCCTTACAATTCTGAGTTCTACTTCGTGCTCGTGAGCAGTTGCCAACAAAGCCATTGTGTCTTTAGGAAAGCAAGAACCGCCCCAACCAGCACTGGGAGATAAAAACAGTTCTCCGATTCTGCGGTCACTTCCAAACCCTCTACGTACATCTCCGTAATCTGCTCCTATAGCGTCACAGAGTTCTGCAATCTCATTACCAAATGAAATCTTTGTAGCCAAGAAACCATTAGCGGCATATTTACATAGTTCTGCACTTAACGTAGACATAAGCATTATTGGGGCTTTAACGTTGCGGTACAACTTAGTTACATATTCCCCTGCCTCTAAATTGTCAGCACCAATCACTATTCTGTCAGGCTTTAAGAAATCTTGAACTGCATTACCTTCACGCAGGAACTCTGGATTGCTTACAACAGTTACATCTTTACGGTCAATAAGATTGTTAAGGAAAGACGCTGTACCAACGGGGCTAGTTGATTTATTTACAACTACAGCACCTCTACGAAAGAACTTTTTATTGGCAAGCACAAAGTTTTCAAGATAAGAAATGTCAGCAGAACCATCTTCTGAACGTGGTGTTGGGAGACATAGAATAACAATATCGGCATCTTTAAGAATGTCTGAAGCGTCAAGTACAAACCCTAGTCTGCCTTCCATTACATTCTTGTACACTAATTCTGAAAGATTTTTCTCAAAGAATGGAATACGACCCTGTTGAATAGACAACATTTTTGCTTTGTCATTCTCAACACAAATTACACTGTTGCCTAGTTCTGCAATACAAGCAGCGGTAGTAAGTCCTACAAATCCTGCTCCTACTACAGCAACGTTGAGCATCTTTGAATCTACTCCAACCATTACTTACCTCGAATTATTTTATAGACAGTTACCTCGGACATACTTATGGTTTCTGCTATCTCCCTATACGTTACGTTTTGTTTTCTTAATGCGAGAACGTGCTTACGACGACCTTCGGCAGTCTCAACAATTTCTTCTTGCAGTTTTTTTATCTTGCCAGTCTGCTCTCTTACGGAATGTAACAAATCATCTTTGCTCTGGTTTTCTAAAAGGTCACTGTTCATACAGACACCCTACATCATTTCCACAACTGGGGTTAGTCACGCAACAACACCATTTACAGTTAATACGAGAGCATTACGACCACGCTGGGGTGCTTTGAAAGTGATTGACTGAAGATATGCAGGTGAGTCATCAGGCATTACCTTTGCATCTACAAGACCGTCAATTGCAGCCTTTACAGCAGGATTACAGGCAGCAACATCTTGGAGTCTGCCCCCTTTTTGGTACACCTCGACAATAATGTCACACGTCTTCAACGTGGGTATATTTTGGTTTCTTGCAAGAATACAAAAAGCGTGACGCCAAGTCTTCACATTATCTGCTCTCTGCCATCTGTTTCCTGCACGCTCGCTATTGGTAGTCCACGGACGCTGTTCAAGAGTTAACGTCCACGAGTTAGACATAATTGCCTTCATCATCTAATACAACAAACTTCTCACGAATTAAGACTGGTTTCTGACTAGGTATTTCGTACGAATGTACAAGCCAACCATTTGTGTAACTGAGTTCTCTATTGGATTCAACGTAACCGTGACAACCAGACGTGCCCGAACCACAAATCATCATCAAATTACTAGGTTCGTTCAAAGTGGTATCCCTGCTACCACCCATCTTTCTTGGCTTGCGGTGGTGCAAAGATACATACTGCGAACTATTAAGAGGCTTATTGCAAATCTCACAAGTCCCACCACCACGCATAACAACAGTCATACGAACAATAGGTGTAGCACCTGTGTATCTACGTGCCATTACACAGTCAGGGTTTTACGAGACGAGTCGGACATTTCTAGTTGGTTACCTACAAGCGCAACACGGTCAAACCGATTCACAAGTTCTTCATACGCACGCCAAAACTGCGAACGTGAAGTTTCTACATTGTCACTCATACAAAGACTTCGCCAGCCTAAGTGTTGAACTGTCTGGGATATAGCGTCGTGCGTGAAAACTGGGTGACCATACGTGCCTGTCACTCTCATCTGCACCATAACTTCTCCCCACGCCTCAATCTTGCTAGGTGCAAGAGAACCTGACTGCTCTGCAACTTTACGACGTATTGAAGCAATTGACAACCAACGGTCAGAAGTCATAAGCAACTCTTTGACTGCCTTCTCTACCTGCTCCGCAGACAAGTCTGCAAGAAGTTCTGCATACACACTTACAGTTTCTTTTGTAAGTGGTC